TTGGGCTTTTCGGACCATTCTAGTTAGAATGCCAATAGTAGCCATACCACCAAAAGCAGAAATAATTTTCAGTTTCGTGGTCCAAGGCACTTCAGCAATATAACGTGATAGTCTAGGTAGATTAGTGACAGTTCTGAGAAGTTGTTCTCGTTTCCTATTATAGTGGATTAACACATAGAGTGCTGTCCATAAGAAAACCATAAGGAAAAATATCATAGTGCGAAAGCCTGCCATCTCGAAAAATAACGACATGAGAAACATAAACACCAAGAAGTAACCTTGACGGTAAAACGGTCTGACTAAATCTATCTCGTAGTAAGTAGTTAACAATAAATATCCTTCCTTGGTCTGTAAAAACGCCGCCCAGCGCTCTTCAAGCCAACACATGATAATTTCTTCGCGAAGTAGAATGTATTCCTTAACATCATCAAAGATGCCAAAGAATTGCGAATCAAATTCAGTGGGAAGTCCGTCATCTCCAAGCTCTATAACCTCTTGCGCACGCTGAGCGTTTACAAAATTAGTTTGAGCGATAAAATGTGCTTCGGAATCTTCCTTTATGAAAGTTAATAACTCCTTAATTCCAATATTTTCCAACTTTTTGCCATTGAAATCGTAGGCTAGGTATTTTACACCTTTCCTTTCGACTCCACCAGCAGCAACAGCGTATTCAACTGTATAGTTAGCGTGATCCGGGTAAACGGAATCACCGAAGGCTTCTTGAATTTTCTTTGGATCAAGCATTATAGTTCCGTCTTGACAATACTCAGGCTTTACAGACATTGAGATCGTAACTTGGAAACGACGATTAATAGAAAGAGGTTCGTTAGAATAAACTCCGGCATTTAGGTCCTTTACATTCGTAGTACCAAGTACAACCATGGGTTCAATCATTACGTTGCCTTTCATATCTACATTAGGGTTAAGGGCCGCTATAGGAACATTATTAATGAACTGAATGACTTTCATTAGAGGGTTACCCTCTACCGAAGCCTGTGTCGCATTAGCTAGATCATCAAAGATTACACCAGCATGATACGAACGATATTCGGATTGAAATTTATCAAATTCGTTCAAAG